TGCGTGGCATTTCTGCTGACATGTTGTCTCCAGTTCTCGATTGGAATGGAACTCTGATTGAGTGCGATTCCATTTTTCCTTCCGGAGTTCCCATAACTGTCGATCTGAACGGTGTTCAAAATTCGTTACACAATCGAGTGCACTATTTCGCTACGGGTTTACGTGAACCCTTTCGAAACAACGTCTCTCAGTATTGTGTTGGCGACGACAACGAGAAAACTGTCAGGAAGAAGATAAGAAGCAAGTATAACTTTCTTTTTCAACAACAGTATGCCGCAAGGTATGGATACAAGATAACTCCAGCCGATAAGGATGGAACCGCTCAGGCAGATTGGCCTTTATCAGAGCTCGATTTCCTCAAGCGGAAAAATTCTTTTATCCCAGAGATTGGCATGTCTCTTGGCGCTCTTGCCGAGGACTCAATGATCAAAGCTCTTCATGTCGGTATGAATCCGAAACCTCTCAAGGCTTCAGACGGAACATTAATTCCACAGGATTTATCTGACACAGCAAGAAATGCTCTTCTGATGTTTGCCCATGAAGCGTTCAACCACGGACGCGATTTTTATGAAGCAAATATGCCCGGCATTCGAAAGATTGCCGAGGAGCATGGATTGGAGGAAGACTTCCTATACAAAACCTTTGACACTCGTGTTGAAGATTGGAAGTCAGACTACCAATCCTCTTGACTGTTCATTTATTCGGATGAGAGCTTTCCCCTGAGGGGATTCTTGTGTTTGATCATCACAAGTTACTCAGGGGATTGTGCCTTTGATCACGGCGAAACCTTTCCTCCGAATGAAATGGAGTACGAAGGAGCTCGAAGTCAAAATCCTTCCCGTAGTTTAGCGGAGTCAAGCAAACCGTTAGCATTGGATTATGCGCCCCCTCCACAACAGATGGCTCAAAATGTCATGTTTTCCGACATGTCGTCTGGTGGAGCCCAGTCAGTGGGTTCTTCTATGGACCCTTTGAGAGATGATGTCATGATGAGTGACGCTTCTCTCGATACTTTCTTTTCTCGCCCAGTAAAAATTGCTGCTTTCGACTGGGAAATTGGAAGCAATTTGAGCGAGAGGTTCGACCCTTGGAGTCTTTATTGGGAAAATTCCTTAGTTAGCGACAGGATTTCCCGGTACAAGCTTTTGAGGGCTACGATGAAAGTGAAATTCGTTATTAATGGAAATCCTTTCTTCTTTGGTCGCGCCATTGCGTCCTACGAACCATTACCTACTCAAGACAATCTAACTATTGATCGTGGTCTATTTGACCAAGATGTGATTGCTGCCTCTCAAAGGCCTCACATTTTCTTGAACCCCACAGAATCTGCTGGTGGAGAAAT